ATTTGGGCACCGGTATCACGTTCGGTAACGTGCTGACCAATGCGGCCACCGCGTCAACCGGCTCGGCAGCGGCGGGCTCGCTCGCCACTGGCCAGACTCAGCAGATCGGCACCGGCTTTTCGGTAACCGGACCGGGGCCTATTGGGACCACGACCGCTGGCGTTGGTGCCTCTGTTGGGCAAGCGGGCTCGGTCTCAGGTGCGGCTAGCGTCGGTAACGGTGCTGCAATCACCCAAGGCTCCGCTCAAGTGATCGGAGTCGGCGCTGGTATCGGACTCAAACTGCCCTGATCTGCTAGCCCCCGATCAGGTCGGAACGAGGGAGCGGTCCGGCGCGCAAGCGTCGGGCCGTTTTCGTTAGGAGGACATTATGCAAAAAGAAATTGTCTGGATTCTGTTGCTCGGCGCGGCGGTGCTGACCATGTTCGCGGCCACAATGTTGCTCGACTTCTTGGAAGAGATCAGGCACCAGCGTGAAGCGCGGCACGCGTTCCGGAAGTGGATGCTGTACAGGCGCGCACGTAACGAGGGAGTCCGTTGATGCTCGCATACATCGCGACAATGACCGGTGTCACCCTCGCCAGCGTGCTTGCCGTCATCGGATGGGCGATGCTGCACGGTACGCTCTGAAACGAAAAAGGCCCGGGACATTGGCCCCGGGCCTCTTCGTTTTTCAACAACCCCGACAGATGTTTGGTGCTGGCGGAATCGGCGGCAGGTCGTCCTGTATCTGCGACCGCTTATCGGAACGCCCAAAAGTGCGGAAGGCCGGGACCGCCACCCAGCACGCTAGTCAGCCACACCACAATGGCAATCAGGCAGATTAGCCCGACAATGATCTGCCCGAACTTCATCACGTTGGCATCGACGGTCCAGCCGAACCAATCCCTGATCACCCACAGCAGCACGTAGGCGACAAAGAGAATGATCGCGATGTACAGCAACAGATTCAAAAACGAGAGCAGGATGTTCATCGGGCTTCTCCTCTACCAGTTCGACCACACCCGGCGGTTCGGCCGCCACCGACGTGCGACCGTCCCACAGAATGTAGATGTGCAGTTTGCCAGCACGCGTGACGGTGCCGACACGGGTGAACCAGTTCACCTTGTGCGCACGTCCCATGAAATGGTCGGTGTAGATGCGGGCAGCGCGCGTCGTCAGCCTGACCCGGTCACCTCGCCTGATCTTTGCGGCCATGTGATCTTGCAATGAGTGCAATGAACGAACTGCCAACCGTGCAACGCTTCTCTTCGCACGTGATAGGCCTTGTGAAATATCCGACACCAAACGCGATCCATTAATTGCGTCATCTTCTCCGTTCCAATCTTCGCTGCGATTCCTTTAAGCCATAGCATTCGGATTCTCCGCAGCGTCCTCGCTGAGCAGGTGCTGCACATCGAGCAGCATCTCATCCGCCTCGCGCTTGATCTCGACCTCTTTGCGGTTGATCGGTCCCCAGTGCTGGCGCAGATAACGCAAGCCGACGCCGGTCACGAAGCAATGGAAAGATGGTGAATACTTCGAGAGGAATTGAAACTTCGCGCCATCGCCGCTGCCGTAGTTGGCAAGCTCGTCGCCCTTGAGCTTCACGCCGTTCTGGAACGTCGGCAGAAAGCCGTTCGGGTTGGCCCAGTATTCATTGAGCAGGGGCGGGATCGAGCTAGAGCACGAGCGGATGTTCCACGAGGTCTGGTACATCGAAGCCTCGGCGGTGTCGGCGGTGACATTGCTGGCGCTCATGTCGCGGCCCTCGCAGTAACGGCCCGAGCTTTCGCGCGCGCCGAGCCCGAGCAACAGCACGAACAGATGCCGCAGCGTGTCGATGCCATCCTGCGTATTGTCCATGTCCTCCGCCAAGAATTTCTCGCGGTACCACGACAGCGCATCGGTATCGGGTGCATTGCGGTCGGCCTGCGCCGCCGTGGTCGCAATCGCATGCCCCTGCATCAGCCGTGTCGCCGCCAGCCCAAAGCATTGCGCAATGCCGGAGGTGTAACCCTTTGGGAGTACCCCGCGATCTTTCCATGCGTAGCTCGCAATCTTTGATTTCCCGGCAAGCTCGGCGATCCGCCGCGCCTGATCCGCTGGCAAGCGGTCGTTGCCCGACGCCTTCGCGTGCTCCAGATAGTCAAGCGCAGCCCACGTCTTCGGACCGATGATGCCGTCACACGCCACACCCTCGCCGTAAGCCGCCTGATAACCGCGCACCGCTGCGTCGGTGATCGTGCCGAACTCGCCATCTGCCGGGAAGACGCCGAGCAACGTCTGCACATAGACGACGTCCTCACCGCTATCGCCCATGCCAATGGTCTGCCGTCCCGGCTCTTCCGGCGGTATCTCGGCCACGGGCGGCGGCTCGACCGGCAACGGCTCCGGCGTCGGCTCATCGTCGGCCTGAATCTTCTTGCCCGACAGCGCGCTCGCCAGCGCCGCGCAGACCGACGGGAATTCCTCGGTGTAGACATCGGCGTCGGTCAAGCTATCGACGAACACCACCTCGACCAGCACGCTCGGCATCGCCGTTGATTTCAGGAAAAATAAATTATCGCGATACTTCGGCCCTCGATTCGGCAGCATCGTCACCCGCGCAATGCCATCGGCGACTTTCTTCGCGAGGTCTTTCTGGGTGAGGTACAGACACTCGGTGCCCATCGCCGCCGTCGTGGTTTGATAAGCGTTGAAGTGCACACTGACATCGAGCGTCCGCGACTGGCCGTTGTGCCAGTTTACGATGCGATTCAAATTCTCATCCTGTGAATGACTGGAATCGTCGTGATATGTTTTCGTTTCGACCCCGGCCGCACGCAACAACCGCGCGGTTTCCTCAACGACCGCGCGGGCGCAGTTCACTTCATCGAGATAGCCCGAGGCACCCCGAATATATTTGCCGTGCCCTGACGACATGCAGATCACTGTCATGGCTCGCGCTCCTGAAAAAAATTGGATCGCCCATTGGCGAACGATCCAAGTCGGGGAGGTTAGCGAAGAGGATTGACGCCGCCGGGCAGGTACAGCACCGACTGCGAGATCGGCACGTTGGGCGCACCGGGCTCACCCGGTCGCGGCGGTACCGGCGGCTCGCGGTCGGAGATCGGCACATCGGGTGCGCCGGGCTCGCCCGGGCGCGGTGGAAATTGCTGGATGCGGTCCAGTTCGTCCTGCGTCAAAGTCTGATCGCCGGAGATCGGCGGCGATGGTGCGTTGGCATCATGCGCTGTTGATGGCTCGCCCGCGAACGGCGGCGTCAGCGCGTCGGGATCACCGGTCGCCGCATAGGCCTCGTCGCGCTTTCTCTTCTCTTCCTCGGTGTCGCCGTCCTGCACCCACTCCATGCCCGCGCCCGTGCCGCGCGGTTGCTGCACCGTGGCGCGCGTGGTGTAGCCGACGCCGCGCGTGTAATTGTGCTCGACCAAGGTCATGGTGTAGGTGCCGTCAACGCCGGGACGCGCGCCGGAGATCGTCACGAAACCGTTGGCCTTAGCGTTCGGCTCGCCGTTCAACAGCACCCAGCCGGTGCCGCGTCGGCTCTTGCTGTCCTCGCTCGCGCCCGTGTTGGTCTGCTCGCCGCTCGCCTGATCGGTCACCGAGTTGACCGCGTGCGCAATGGCTTGGCTGCCGCCGAATGGTGTGCCGCCGCCAATCGCGCCCTTCACATCCTTCCAAGCGCCGCCGTGGGCATCGAAGAATCGCGATTGCGCCGAGCCCCATTGCGGTCGCGCCACGTATGGCTTGATGCGCCAGCCGATCAGGTTGATGCCCCATACCGCCTCGACCGTCGGCATCTCTTCACCGGCCGCGTTGACGCCCTCGGTCTTGCCGATCAGAATCGCGGTGCGTTTCGATATCTTGAAAAAGCCGCCAGTCTCGGCGGCGATGCGCTTGCCGAAGTTCATCGGCGAATCGTTGGTGTGCCAGTAGTCGCGCGCGATCTTCTCCATCTCCGGCGACATCGCGACCTGCAGCCCGGCCGCGCCGAACACCTTGGTCATCATGTCCTTGAGCGGCACCTTGCCCTTGCCGTCGCCCTGCTCGCTGTCGTCCTCCTTGCCCTCGCCGAGAAAAGCTTGCTGCGCTTCTTTGGCCTGACCCTTGTCGTTGAAGCCCTTGCCCTCGATCCACATCCGCCGCCCGCCGCCGCGCCGACCGAATCCGGACTCGACGTTGGTGACCCAGCCGTCAAACACCTGCCGCAGCCCGGGACCGCCAAAC